TTCTAAACCACGCACGAGCTTTAGCGGTCTTTTTGGCTTTATCGACAAGATCAGCATCGGTGGTATAATGTGTCTTGCCGCACGTCAGCATACTGGCGGCACGAGCATACCCCCACTGCTGCTGCGACGCCCCTGGACGATGCCCCGTTCGCCACGCCGCCATCCCCCGATTGTACGATGCCCGTACAATTGGGAGAGGGACACCTGTAGCTTTAGAATACGCCTGAAGACCATGGGCGTCAGGAAAGGTCTTCTTCCATTCACGAACATACTTGGACGTCCGTGTTTTCACGCCCTTATCAGTCTTGAAGGGAACGTATGCCCGAGGATCTTTCCACGACATCTTACGACGACGAGTGGCCGTGTTTTTACGCTGTTTGTTCTGTTTTCGGGTCAGCCCGCTGAAATATCGGGCGGGCCAGTACATTATCCATTGTCTACATCAATTTCTCCAGGGCATGCCTACACGCATTCTGCTCCGCCTGTTTCTTGGTTGTGGAATTCCCCGTCCCAAGAATATCGCCGTCGGGTTTGCACACGGCCATCGTGAACCCTTCTGCCCCGTCCGACATCATCTTGTAGATGGGAGTAAAGCCCATCTTCTGCTGACAGTATTTCTGCATCCTATCCTTGTAATTATCGTCCTCTCGCAGCATCAGGGGAATATCTAGGTGGGTCTCAATCATATTGATCACGAAATCATTCACCATCTGGAAATTCATCCCCGAATCAATCCACAGAGCAGCAATAAAAGCTTCCAGAACATCGCCGAGCTTCTCAATGTTCTGACGGCCGTGAGCGGGCACCATTTCCTCCACGTGCTTGGACACCACAAAGAACTTATCCAGACCCAACTTGTCTCGTGCGAGAACTCCCAGCGTCTTGTTTCGCACAATCAACTTCCGAGTATTCGTGAGGAATCCAGGGGCTTCAGACGGATAGCGTTCACACAGGTAATTGGCCACAACAGCACCTAGAATAGAATCTCCCCTGAACTCGAGTTGCTCATACGATTCATCTTGGAGATCCATCATGCCTGCGGGACACTTGCCCAGCACAGCAGGTTCACCCGTCAAGGTCGTATACTCGGAACGACGTACGTAGGTGGAATGAATCATCGCCTTCTGGAAGATCGCGACATTCCTCACCTTATATCCTGGAATGCACAAGATGCGTCCTACATCTTCTGCAGTCAAGGGAACGTTCTTAGAATTGTAAGGAAAGTATTCATTCGTAGGCGTCATCGTGTTCATGATCTCTTTATATATACGCCCGCCCAACCTTAAAACTGGTTAAACGGAAATCTTCTCTTTTCTACAATCATATCAACGCTGGCGAAACTCATCCTGTCTCTCCCCGCCATTCGGCGGCGCCTTGACCTCTGGACTTCGTGCCTACCATCCATTCGTCCGCACTATGCCGTGAAGTGTAATAATCTAGAGGGAGTGCTAGCAGAGCTGCACAGGGGAGGGGCGGGGTTCGACTGTGCGTCAGCAGACGAAGTCCATCGCGTCCTCGCTATCGGCGCCAAGGCAAGTGATACGATTTATGCAAACCCATGTAAATCGCGCGATGAAATGTTCAAAGTCAAGCAACATGCTATTCCATACATGACCTTCGACAGCAAGATTGAGGGAATTAAAATCACTGAAGAACAACCAGGAACCAAACCAATTCTTCGTATTTTTGTGGACGATAAGGGCGGCGCTCGCATTCCTCTCAACAGCAAGTTCGGATTTCATCTCAAAGATGTGCATGAACTCTGCGATCGCGAACCTCGCTTTATGACGTACGGTCTTGCCTTCCATGTGGGAAGTGACTGCACGTCTCTGGCAGCCTACAAGTCGGCCATGGACACTGTCAAGGGCTTCGTAGAGGCATTCAAGCATTCGCCCACAGCCTTTACCCCCGAACTCCTCGATATCGGCGGAGGGTTCTCGGGATCCACTGCAAACGACGACTTCTTCCAGAATGAGCTGGCACCCTATATCCGCGAGGAAGTTAAATCTCTGCCCTTCAAGCGGGTGATTGCCGAACCAGGTCGGTTCTTTGCAGAGGAATCGTGCACACTTCACGTTCCTGTGATCGGCAAGAAAAAGTTACCCAATGGCAAGCGGTGTATCACAGTGAACGAGTCTGTGTATGGCCTGTTCTCGGGAGTCCTGTTTGACGGGTTCAAGCCAGAGTTCAAGTGCATCACTCGCAAGCCTTGGGCGTCCTGTGAACAGTTCACTATCTTTGGACGCACGTGCGATTCGGCGGACAAGATCGCGGAAGATGTGTGGTTGCCGAACGATATCGACGATTCAGACATCTTAGAAATCAAAAATATTGGAGCGTATTCGTGGGTAACAGCCTCCAAATTCAACGGGTTCCCACTACCACCAGTGGAGATTGTCAATTAAATTAAATTAAACGAGTGCCTTACGAGTCAGGCGACGAGGAAGAACACGACGGCGCGCACCGCCCTTCTTGCCCTTCTTTGTGAAATAGTGAGCAAGTCCAAGGGCCGTTCCCGCAACAAGGGCATCGTCTATCACACCCGCACCACCGCGGTGCCGACGAGTGTGGCGGCCACCGACACGCTTCTTCTGTCCCCAGCGCTTGGCCGCATACGATGTTCCAACGGCAAAGAGAGCATCATCAACAGCGCCTACTCCTCCACGCTTTACCGAATGCTTACGACGATGACGACGGCCGCCAGTGCATCCGCATCCGCCAGTAGGAGCCTTCCATGACGGGTTAGGCTTTCCCTGTGCTAAATCTGTTTGATAATCTGCTGGGGCTGACATTTATATGTTAGGGCGAATTTTTTGAAGAACGTAAGGATGGGTTAGGATTTCCTCAACTCCAAGATCTGGAATATCACGATACTTGGGCTGGATCCAACGCTCCATCGCATGCCATACAACTTCGTTCAACAGGGATTGAGGAGTTGTCTTGTCCGCGATCCTATACGCTTCTCGGTCCCACTGAGTCCATTTGGTCACAACAATCGTCCGAAAACACTCTTCCACAATATCGGGAAAGATATCCGTTTGTTCGCGGGTAATGATCTCGCAAAAAGGACAGACCCTCGTGAAATACTGGCATCCTCTTGAGAGATGGTGAGCGTGCATAGACGCGAACTCACTCACAATCTTTTTCGTACGGGAGTCGTCCATACGGAACGGTGGAGGACAGTGAGTGAATAGAGTTACAGAACTCGGCGAAATGTAGGGTTCTATATGTTCTGTAATCTTTACGCAGTAAGCCCTTTTTCTCTAGAACTTCTTCCAATCGAAGAAAAAGATCCCGCAGTTCATCTTCGTGCGTTTGTCCATCAGGCGTGACGGCTTGAACCCACTTCTGAATGGGCGTCGTCATTATTATCATCTACAGCCACGATACGCCTAAACGAGAACTCCTTGGAGACCATCTCCTTCTTCTTGCGGTCCACAATATACTTGAACAAGCCATCCATAGGACCCGAATAACTCCCAATAAGATCCTTGAGTTCCTTCTGGGACAGCGACCACGGCTTGTTCCACGTCTCGGGGCGCTGGACCTTGATGAAGGATCCGTCGTCCTGGATCTCCAACTTACTGATACCCTGAAACGCCGAGCGACGGAGAATATCGCTCATCTCCGATTCCACAAACTTCTTGTCCTCACGCAACTTGCTTACGCGACCGTTGACGGTCTTCAGCTCGTCGTCCAGCGTCCGAAACTTACGCACACACTTCACGAGGTCACGCTGATCAAGAGTTGCCATTCTGGAATTGTTGTATGGTCTCCCTTCTCTACCTAAAAAAGACATCCGTTTTGGATAATGGACCCGCGCGAAGTCGAAAGTTTGAGGGTCGCCTACAACAAAGAACATCCTCACGAACCTGCAGTCAAGAAAGGACCAGGCGTGTGGCAAGAGATCACCCGTCGCATGAAAGATGCATGCAAGACAGGGACACCCGAATGTATCGTTCACCAGCTCGTCCAGAAACCTGAAGCCCCCATGTCCTGGAACACCGATGGAACGCAGTGGTTGTCGTCAGACGATATTGACGATAGCCAGAAATATTACCAGAAACTGATCCCAGATTACTACTACACTGGATCTGTCCCCATCGATTTCGATCTTCATTCAGAAACAGGTTCCTGCCTCGTCTCTTCGCTGTGCAGTATGAAGATTTCAGAACTTTACAAGAAAGGGTATCACCGCGTTGGAATTGTCTTTAACACGGATCCCCACGACGGACCTGGCGAACACTGGATTGCAGCATTTCTCGATATGCGTCCAGACCTTGAACATGCGAAGATGACCTACTTTGATTCGTATGGCCAGAAACCCGAGAAGGAGGTAGCGCGTCTTATGCAGCGTTGGAAGGAGCAGGTGGATGATATGAAACTGTTCAAGACACCGATGGTCCTCTCCTATAATTCGACACGTCACCAGTACAAGGACGCGCAATGTGGGATGTATTGCATCTACTTTCTCCACTGCTGTCTCTTTGATATTCCGATGGACAAACAGGTTCCCGATGATGTGGTGATGATGATGCGCCCGCTGTTTTTCAAATATAAACAACCCCCTGCTAAGAAATAATGGATAGCCGCACGGTTCTGTGGTATGTCGTTCTAGCAGCGATTGCCTGTTTAGGCGTTGCTATGACGACTCTCGCGTATGTCAACATGGTCAATTTCCCCCCGTCTGATGCGACACTGACGAAGGATCTCGCAGTGTATTCGGATATTGTGAAGGCTGCTCCTCTTGGATGTCCCTCGGACAATGTTCTGTGCGACTACTACATGTCTTCGTCAGGATACACTGTGATTCCGTCCACAACTGTCTACACATACATCACAACAGATGCGATTACGGAAGTGATCAAGGGCGGTGCGCGACTGATTGAATTTGATATTTACTCCGTGGGCGGAGATCCTGTTGTCGGTCTGGCAGATTCTAAGACAAACAATATGTTCACCTACAACACTCTGAAGTTCGAGGACTGCTGCACGACGTTGGCAA